ATGAATACTCTTGTTCGTGCGAAACTTCAAGTGGCAAAAGAGTATATCAAAGATATAGATCATAAGGTAGAACTTGTCAAGAGTAAAGTTGATGAAAAAGAGAAACTAATAAAAACACTTTTGAAGAAATCGTCCGATTCGGTAGAAAGTTATAATAATGAAATAAAGAATTCCCGCAAGCAAATCAAAGAAATCCAAAAAAAAATAAAAATCAAACAAGAGAACATTGATCGCCTTCTTGAGAAAGTCAAAGACAAGGATGAAGTACCGCGAAAATTGTTGAAGATGGAAGGTTTAGAACAACAACTCAAAAACAAAATCAAAAATATTGATAAGAATGTAAAGTTCTATAAGGAGAACGATATTTGCCCGTCCTGCAAACAAGACATCGAAGAACACCACAAGGAATGTGTATTCAAAGAAAAGTCAGATGAGAAGAAAGAAGTGGAAGACGGTATTGCTGAATTGGTAGAGAACATTGACACCACAGGGAAACGATTGGATGATATCAATATTGTGTTACAAGAGATCGATTCCTTACAAACACAAATCAACGAGAAGCAAAATCAAATTGATTCGTCCCTTCGCTACATTGAGAAGATGCAAAAGAATATCGAAGGTATAATGGAAGAAGGTGAAGAAGTCGAGGAGTCCAAAAAGGAACTTAGTGAGTTGATTGGTGAGGGTAAAGGATATGTTGGTGATCGTAAGAAACAGGCAGAGGATAAGCATTATTATGAGATTGCGAGTGTTCTACTGAAGGATAGTGGCATCAAAGCGAAGATTATCAAACATTATCTTCCAATTATGAACAAACTTATCAATAAGTATCTTGCGGATATGGACTTCTTTTGCCAGTTTGACTTGGATGAAAATTTCAACGAAACAATCAAGAGTCGCCATCGTGATGAATTTACATATCATAGTTTCAGTGAAGGTGAACGATTACGGATTGACTTGTCTTTGCTATTGGCGTGGAGAGAGATTGCCAGATTGAAGAACAGTGTGAATTGTAACTTGCTGATATTGGATGAAGTGTTTGATTCATCATTGGACTCAGTTGGAACAGAGGAGTTTCTGAAACTTCTAACAACTTTCGGAAATCGGGCAAATATATTTGTAATCTCTCATAAATCTGATACAATGACAGATAAGTTTAGCAATCATATTGTGTTTGAGAAGAAGAATAATTTTAGTAGGATAAAGTTGTGATGAATGTTTTTGTGATCGGAAATGGAGAAAGTCGAAAAGGTGTTGATTTAAATTCTTTGAATGGTAGAACTTATGGCTGTAATGCTCTTTATAGAGATTTTGCCCCAGACTATCTATTAGCAATAGACACCAATATGGTGATAGAAATATTTGAAAGTGGCTATTGCAAAGAACATCAATGTTATTTCTCTGACTGGGATACTTTCCCCGTTGAAATGTATTCTAATTTTCAGCAGGGAATTGGTCCGGTTATTCATGTAGGGGAAGAAGGAAAAGGAAAAGAAATTTCAATATTCGGTGAGGGTTCTGGAGGATTTGATATTACATACATCATATGGATAAATGACGAAAAAATAATACCATTTTCAAATGAATACTTTTTAGATACTGGAACTAATGCAATAAAATTAGCATCAGAACATTTACCAGAAGGTGGGGTTATTTATATGTTAGGTTTTGATATGAAAGCAGGTAAAGAAGGAAAAAATAACAACATATATAAAGATACAAAATGCTATTCTTCGAGCGATTCTGAAATGAGAAATACGGATAAATGGATCAATGAAATTAGAACAGTAATGAAAATTCATCCTTTTATTTCATATTGCAGGGTAGATAACACAAAAAATCTTCCCGAAGAATGGAACGATTTGCATAATGTTGAGTGTATATCTTACGAAGAATTTGAATCTAATTGTGTTGTATGATATATAAATATACATTGAGCCAGATGAATCTTATAAGGATAGACAATGCCTAAATTAAATAATTTGTCGTATGATAAATACTTGAAGCACGAATTATCGACCATTTCAGAGAATTTTTCTATAAGACAGTATAAATTGGCTCCTAAAGAAGAATATCCTTTTTTTGAGAGAGGAAGGGATATCAGGGTAAGATTATTTTGGAAAGATGAACCAATATATGAGTTTTTGGTAGAGAAAACATTCTTTTTTCAATCAAACCGGAATGATGATGATAGAAAATATATGAGATTGTGCGCTAGTTCAAAAATAGAAATGATTAAAGAAGCATATAAAAAAAGCAATAAAAATCGGGATAAAGTGTGTCATGCCATTAGGTAGTGATGTTTTTCGTCCCGGCGGTGGTGGTGGTGGTGGTGGTGATATTCTTGGGGGGTGTTGCGTTTTTGAAGATCGTGGCGACACTCCGCCAATACCGGGTACGGATATTACCACGGATTTTTATTGTCACTGGGTAACAGAAGATGTGTGTAGTTTACTTTTAGGACACTGGAAAGGACCAGATTTTTTATGTGGGGGATACTGGGTGTTGGGTGAATGGGTAGTAGGCAATCCTTGCTCATTGGCGCGCCGGGGAACATGTTGTGTTAATAATTGCTGTAAACATCGATGGAGTTATAGTTCGTGCTTCGTCTCTGGTGGTTCGTATCAAGGAGATGTTGAACCATTTATGGCGTGGGGGGATTGTGAAGAATGTGACGACCACAATTGCCGCCCATCAACTCCCGGAGCAACACCACCATACAGAACGCACAACATTGAAGGTAATGTTATTACCTATGTTAAAGATGATGTTGTAAAATATAAAGGTAAGATGTATGTTGCCACCGAAACAATACAAGGCTATAATCCCGAACAAAGCAAATTGTGGAAAAAATTATCAGATAGTCTTAAATATACTTCAGGAACAGAACCGCATATTGATCCTCAAATAGGAGATGTGTGGTTTGATACATCTTCTGGAATATCATACACCTATTTTGATGATGGAAATACAGTACAATGGGTAGAGTTATCTTAAACAATAAAGGAAAAAGAGAAGAAAATGCCTAAAAGTAAAAACAAATCAAAAAGAAACAACAATCCATATAACGAAGAAGATTTTTATGAAGTAAAAGGCAAAGGTATAAGAAAAGAAAAAAGAAAAGCAAAAAGACATCTTGATAAATCTTATTTGAAAGATACAATGGAAGGTGAAATCGACTGGGATGATTATGCCGATTATTATGATATTTAAAGTTAGGATTATATTATGGAAACTACTATGAACGAAATTAGTCTATCTAAAAGAACATTAGAAATTCTTAAGAATTTTTCAACAATCAATTCCAATATTCTTATTGAGCCAGGTAGTAATATTACTACAATTTCTCCTGTTAAGAATGTTATGGCGGAAGCAGTGGTGGAAGAAACCTTTGATGTTCAATTTGGACTTTGGGATTTAAATAAATTTTTGGGTGTAGTATCATTGTTTGATTCTCCAAAATTTATGTTTGGTGATAATTGTGTAACAATCAGCGAATCAAATAAAGGCAATAGTGTCCGTTATTACTATAGTGATCCAAGATTATTAACAACAGTTAATAAGAAAATTAATATGCCTAGTAGCGTTGTAGATTTTCAATTGAAGCATAATGATTTTACAGATCTTCAAAAGGCTGCATCCATACTTCAAGTTGCAGATCTAGCAGTCAAAGCAAATGGAGATGAATTGATAATAGAGGCTCTCGACAAAAAAGATATTACTACAAACACCTATTCAATAAGTCTTGGTGATCTTCCAACCGATTATTGCGATTTTACTTTTTATTTTAAAGCAGAAAATTTGAAACTTCTTCTTGGAAGTTATGATGTTTCTATAAGTGAAAAGGTAGTAAGCCAATTTAAACATCAAAATGTGGACTTGACATATTGGATTGCATTAGAGTCCGATTCCTATTACAACACTTAATATAGAAGATTTATTATGGAAACCTATCTGTGGGTAGAGCGTTATAGACCAACCACAATTGAAGATTGTGTATTACCGTTTTCAATTAAAAATTCTTTTCGTGATATTGTAAAAACGGGAGAATCTCAAAATTTGTTACTATCTGGTAATGCTGGTTGTGGGAAAACAACAATAGCAAAAGCATTATGCAACGAGTTAGGCACAGATTATATTATGATTAATTGTTCGGAAGACGGAAATATTGATACTCTCCGTACAAAGATTCGTAATTTTGCAAGTACAGTTTCAATATCAGGAGACAAGAAGGTTGTCATTTTGGATGAATTTGATTATTCAAATGCCCAAAGTATGCAACCTGCTCTTCGTGGGTTTATAGAAGAGTTTGCAGATAATTGCAGATTTATTTTAACTTGTAATTTTAAAAATAGAATTATTGAGCCGATCCATTCTCGTTGCACGAATATTAGTTTTAATATTCCAAAGGACGAAAAACCTAAACTAGCAGCAGAATTTATGGAAAGATTGAAATATATTCTGGATAAAGAATCAATTCCTTATGAGGAAAAAGTTCTTGCAAGATTGATAATGAAACATTTTCCTGATTTTAGAAGAGTGATAAATGAAATTCAAAGATATTCTGTAGCAGGAACTATTGATATTGGAATTTTGTCGGATGTTGGAAATGTTCAAGTAAAAGATTTAGTCAAATATATGAGGGAGAAAGATTTTACTTCTGCTAGAAAATGGGCTGTAGAAAATCTTGATAATGCTCCCAGTGAATTGCTCAGGAAAATTTATGATTCGTTATATGAAAATTTAACCCCTTTGTCTATTCCTCAAGCGATTCTAATTTTGGCAGAGTATCAATATAAGTCTGCGTTCGTTGCAGATCAAGAAATTAATTTGGTTGCATGTATAGTTGAGTTAATGATGAATTGTGAAATTAAGTGATTACCTAAATTCAATAAATTATACCAAGGAAAATTTATTCAACACAGAGGATGAATTGGTTGAAAAGGAATATGTTCCTTTTGTAATAAATAGGTGCTTGTCTTATTTTCCAGATACAACTATTCACGCAAATGCTATGAATGAAAATAGTCACATTGATAAGAAAATGCAATATGATTATTTTTTACATTCAACAAGAAAGAGAAAGAGATTTAGTAAATGGCTCAAAAGAGAAGATTCTGATAAGATCAATATAATGAAAAGGTATTTTGGTTATTCTAACCAAAAAGTTAGGGAGATTGAAGATATGATATCCGATTCAGACATTGATGAGATGAGAGATTTTCTTTCTCATGGAGGCAAAAAATAGAATAGACTATATATTGTAGTGTGATAGAGGCGATTTTAAGGAACATATTATGATGGAAGAAGTAGATGATATTTTTGACGGTTTGGGTGTAGAAATTGAATTGAAGGAAGATGATGATTTCCTCAAAGTTCGAGAAACACTTACTCGAATCGGTGTATCTTCTAGACAAGAAAAAAAAATATACCAATCTTGCCATATATTGCATAAAAGAGGCAGATATGCAATTATGCATTTTAAAGAGTTGTTTATTTTAGATGGTCTTGAAAGTACTTTGTCTGATGGGGATATTGCTAGAAGAAATACGATAGTTAAATTGCTACACGAATGGGAACTGGTAGAAGTTCCTGACCCAGAAGAATACGAAGAACCTCAAGCAAGTTTAGCCAAAATTAAGATTATATCTCACAAAGATAAAGATGAGTGGGAACTTATTCCGAAATACCACATTGGTAAAAGAAACTAAATTATGTTCAATATATCTTTAAAGAAAAGCCAACTTAATCAAGATTTATGGATAATGAAATTGTATGGAGAGCAAAGAAAAGGATTCTTTGTTGAGGTTGGATCTACTGACGGCACAAATTTAAGTAATACTTATTTGCTTGAGAAAGGATTGGGGTGGAAGGGGATATGTATTGATGCAGATCCTAATCAATGGGAAAGTCTACAAAAAGAAAGAGATTGTATTGTTTCTAATGATTGTGTTTGGTCTAAGTCTGGCGAAGAAGTTCCGTACTTAGTCCAATCTTGTTACAGCGGTATAGAATCTCACACCGAGAAAAAAAATTATCCAAATGAAGATGGTGTTGTTGACTATACAGAAACTATAAAATTAAAAACTAAGACATTAAATGATATATTAAAAGAAAATAATGCACCAGAATTTATTGAATATATTAGTATCGATACAGAAGGTTCCGAATTAGAAGTTCTTAAAGGAATTAATTTTGAAGGAAAGTACACAATAGGTGCATTTACAATTGAACACAATCACGATGAAAACCGAAAAGAAGAAATTAAAAAATATTTAGAAGATAACGGATATGAAAGGTTTGCGGAAGTTGGTTGGGAGGATTGGTATTCTTTAAGAACCCTATATAAACACCTATTGTAGGATTTGATTATGAAAACTTTACTTTTAAGTTTCTATAGTGATATAGAAGATCGAACATATTACAGTGAACACGCAAAAACTCTTAAAGAGTCTTGCGTTATACACAATATTCCGCATGACATCCAAGAGAAAAAATCTCTAGGGACTTATCAGGATAATTGCCTTAGTAAACCACAATATATTCTTGACAAGTTGGAAGAACACAATTGTCCTCTTTTATGGGCAGATGTTGATTCCTTGGTGCATAAATCTTTAGATGTGTTTGATACATTTGAAGACAGTGCTGATGTAGCATTGTCAACATCAAACGGGAAAATTTCTGGGATTAAGGCATCTCCAATATATTTTAATTGTAACGAAAATTCCAAAAGGTTTTTGAATACATGGATAGGAACAACAAGAAAAATACTAGAGGAAGAAGGAAACCATTTTGATCATGAACCTTTATTTGGGATAGTTGCAGGTTATTTGGAAGTAATAAATGTTGGGTTTGTCGGACCAGAATATTGCGTGTGGCCTGGACATACCAACGAAAATAGTTTCATAACGATGGGACTTGCTGATTCTGAAAACAAAAAAGATAATTTAAGAAAAATGGGATTGTCAGAAGATTTGATTGAGTGGCAATCGCCTGGTGATAATTATGAAAACGAAATTCATTAGTTTTTATTGCGACAGAGATGGTGGAGATTACTATTCTTCTTGTGCAAAGAAAATAAAATCTCGTCTTGACGAATTAGGAGCATCTCACGACATTAGAGAAATCCCGAGTCAAGATCACTACATGCTAAATTGTTTAGAAAAGCCAAAATTCATTCTTGATATGCTGAACGAATTAGACGAATCCTTAATATGGATTGATATTGATTGCACAATTAATCAATTACCCGAAGAGTTAGATGCAGTAGAAACTGATGTGGGGTTTGCAATAAGAGAACACGATTTAAAAACCCCCCACAGCGCATTGATATTTTTTAACAACACAGAAAAGAGTAAAGAATTCATAAGAGATTGGATTAAAAAATGTGACAGTAAAAAGAAAGATTCAATTTCAGGAAAATATACTTTGGGAGATCATGAGCAATTAATTCTTGCGGCAAAAGAGAATAAACCACAAGCAGTTTTTACTGTGTTCTCACCTTCCCTTTGTGCAGTAGAAACTAATGTTTCTAAAGTAAGTATTGGTTTAAGTTATGGGGAAAACGAATGTAATAAGATACAAGCATTTTATCCACCATTCAGTTTGAAGGATGGTTCTTCTTGCGGCAAATTAAAACCAAGATTTTTTAAATGGACAGATAGAGATTGTAAAATACAAGTATTCGTTGATAATGGTATGGGTAGTATTCCTTCTCACCCCAGAGAGAAAGGAACATATAGGTTTGGATGGCTATGCGAATCGAAGGAAATCGTTAATCAATTGTATCTTGCATTAAAATCCAAACATGAAATTTTCTTTGATCATTTTGATGGTATTTTTACTTGTGATGAAGAATTACTTCAATTAGATTCACGATTTATGTTTGCTTTGTCCGGCAGCAATCTTCCTTGGACATCAAGAGAGGATTTTGGTGTTCATGAAAAAAATAAGTTGTGTTCACTTCTTGCTTCTCCAAAACAAATGACAAAAGGTCATCAATTACGGTATGAATGGGCAGATAAATTAAAAAATGATATAGATGTGTTTGGTGGTGTTTCTGGTTCTTCTAAAATCGGAACTGATGGGTTTGCTTCTGCTGCACACCCACCAAAAACAGAAGCATTGAGAGATTATATGTTTTCGATTACGATTGAGAACGCATCCTATAATCATTATTTTACAGAAAAAATAACAGACTGTTTTGCAAATGGAACCATACCTGTTTATTGGGGATGTCCCAACATCGGACAATATTTTAACGAAGATGGAATTATAGTTTTAAATGATTCTTTTGATATCAAAGATTTGAATGAGGAATTATACAACAGCAAAATAGATGCAGTAAAAGAGAATTATGAAAAAATAAAAACAATGAAACTTTCTGATGATATTTTGTGGGAAATGGTTTCTCAGTATATTGATAAGGCTGAAAACAAATGAATGGATTAATATCGTTTAGTTTATATGGGGATGATCCGAGATATACAGAAAACTGTATAAAAAATAAACCTCTTGCTGATAGGTACTATCCTGATTGGACTCTTCGGTTTTATCATGATAATACTGTTCCTGCCCACACTTTATCCATTTTAGAAGATCAAGGTTGTGAATTAATTGACATGACAGAAAATGATATTCATGGTGTTGTTTGGAGATGTCTAGCAGTTGATGATGAAAATTATGATGCAGTTATTATTCGTGATGCAGATTCTCGCGTAAATTACAGAGAAGCACAAGCCGTAAAAGAATGGCTTAATAATGAAGAAACATTACATTCAATGCGTGACGCAAAAGAACATAATATGCTGTTTCAAACCGGAATGTGGGGATGTAAACCCAAACAGAAGAAATTTTCAATGACAGAATGGTTGAATATTTCTGAACCTCTAAAGAAAAAAAATTATCAACACATAAGCGGATATACATGGGACGATCAATTGTTTTTGGGTATGTTGCTGGGTAACAAAGAAACTCATATAAATGATGTATTGGCACACGATGATTGGTTGAGGCATACTGATAAGCAGAGAACTTTGCCTTTTCCAACCAATCCTAGACCCAGACAGCATGTTGGTTATGCTTTTTTAGATCCGACAGAAGAAAGTGAAAGGGATTCATCAGAATGAAAAAGAAATTATATATTTTACACCATTTAGGAATGGGAGATCATATTCATTGTAACGGAATGATAAGATACATTAGAGAAACTTTAAATTTAGAATGGACAATTTCAGTATTTTCTTGGGAAAGAAATAGCAATAATGTTGAATATATGTTTCGTGATAACGAGAGTATAGAAATAATACCTCTTATTGATGATGTTGATGAAATATCTCAAGCGAATAATTATATCCAAAACGACGAACATGTAGAAGATTCTAGACTTTTATTGTTAGGATTTAATCATTATTCTCAAATAAAAACAAAACATCCCGAGTATACATGCGATCAGTGTTTTTATGAGCAGATTGATGTTCCTTATAAATATCGTTTCGAAAAATTTTATTATGAAAGAGAATTCGAAGAAGAAAATAGAGTTTATGAAAAACTTGTTCCAAAAGGAAAAGAATATGTTTTTGTTCACGATAACCCACCAAAAGGTTATAACATAAACACAAATAAAATTGATTCTAAATATGAAATTGTAAAAAATGATATAAGTGAAAGTATTTTTCATTTTGCTAAGATATTAGAAAATGCTTCTGAAATTCATTGTATCGAAAGTGCTTTTAGATGCTTTATTGAAGGATTAGATACTTCAAAAGCAAAGCATTATTTTCATCCAGCAAATACAGAATTTGCAAAATTTGATAATAGCAACTTGGGAAGCGGAACTTCTAAGGAGTGGAATTATGTTGAGTATGGACAACCTTCTAATATGCTATAACTCTTTACCTCTATTTGCAGATCATGTTTTAGATTATCCCCAAGAATATTACAAATTGCATGGCGTAGAAAGATTACACAATCACGAAGGTATTGATCCTTCTCAGATTAAAGAAAATGATGTAGTGTGTATAAAGACTGATTTTGTGGAGAATGGATATTTTTATAATGAAATATTTCCCGAAATTAAGAACAAGTTTAAACTTGTTACCACAATATCTTCTTTACCGGGACCGATAGGGCAAGGAACAGACGAAATTCTTTCAAGTGAAAAATTGATTGCGTGGTATCCGTGTCATGTTAATCCCAAATACGGATATCATGAAAAGGTGTTTCCTGTTCCAATAGGATTTACTGAGCCTAGCAGGCAAAATGGAAATCAACATCTTTTACAAAAATGTAGAGAAGAAAAAACACAATTCGACGATAAGAAAAATAGTGTACTCTTACCTTATCACAATTTGAAGACTAATAAAATTAGAAGAGATTTAGTGAATTCAATTTTAAAGTCTGGTATAAAAATAGAAAGGCAGCAAGAGAAATTAGAAATAAAAGATTGCTTGAAGCAAATGGACAGGTACAAATATGTTGTTTGCTTAGAAGGTTCTGGTATTGATACACATAGAGCATATGAATGTTTGTTAATGGATTGTGTTCCTATTATGAAGAAAACTCCATTGCATAGAATATTTGATGATTACAATCTTCCCGGTATTTTTATCGAATCGTGGGACGAAATAGATGAAAATTTTGTTGAAAGTATTGAGGAAAATCAATTCGATTTTTTAGGCATCGATGAATTTCTTCTCGCTAAGACTCATGGAGAAAGAATAATAAATGAACATAGTTCAAATGTCAGGTCTAGGTAAAATGGGAAGATTTGGAAATCAACTTTTTCAATATGCATTTGCCAAATCGTATGCAAAAAAATATAATTGCAATTTTGAAATACCTTCCGATTGGATAGGAAGAAATATCTTTGAAATAGACGATAGTTCTCTGAGCAGACAATTACCAAAAACAGAAATAGATGATATTCCATTTGGTCAGGTAAACATAGATTTGACTGGATATTTTCAGCACCAAAAGTTTTTAGATATCATGAATCCAGATGATGTTAGAAAATGGTTTACCTTTAAAAAGCAATGGAGAGATATTTTTAAAAAACCAAAAGATTTTTATGTTGCGGCACATCTCAGACATGGTGATTATGTTAATGGAGAAAAATATTGTACTATATCAGAAGAATGCTATATTGAATCTTGTGTAAAGTTTGGGTATGAAAAGGAAGATGTTATTGTTGTTAGTGAAGAAAAAAGGCAACCAGAAGATTCCGGTAACATGGATTTTTTGTATGATTTTTTTGTCTTAACAGAAGCAGATGTTTTGTTTCGTTCAAACTCAACATTTGGTTGGTGGGCAGGATTTTTAGGAAATCAAAAGATTGTATATTCACCCGATGTTCAGGGAAAAGCAGGGCAACATATGATTGATGTTGATTTTGTTGAGGGAAATTATCCTTGTCATATGGAGATAGATAATAGACACAGTGATTTATATTTTGGAGAATGAGAAATGAAAGTGGAAGTATCAAATGGCGAAGTGGTTGACAAGATAACAATCTTGAAAATAAAACTTGAAAAGATTGATGATCCTGTTAAAATAAAAAATATTAAGAAAGAACATGATATACTTGAACCATTGGTAGAATCATTTTCTCCTGCGTTCTCAATTCGTGAAGATATTCAAGATCTTTATGAAACAAATTTACAACTATGGGACATAGAAGATAGTATAAGAGAAAAAGAGAGGATTCAAGAATTTGATGATGAGTTTATTTCTCTTGCAAGATCTGTTTATCGTATGAATGATAAAAGAGCAAAGATAAAGAAAGACATAAATGAAAAGACTTTTTCTCACCTGATAGAGGAAAAGAGTTACCAGAAATGGAATTGAATTATGGCTGATCCTGATTTTGTTAGTAGTGTTTCTAATTTCAAAGATATGATTCAACTCTTTAAAGAAAGAGATGTTTTTGGAGATGAATCTTTGAATGTTTTTATTAATCTTTTAAAGGACAAAATCCCATTTGCAATAACAAGAGTAAATGATGGAGAAATGAGTTCATTTGTTCGTTCCCAAGGGCAGAGATTTGGAAGAACACAACATACTATAATCACACAAAAATTGATTGATAATCTTACAGAAGTTTTAAGCCACAGACAACACAATTATTGGACAGGAATTGTGTGTCATGAATGTTTTCCTGATTTGTATCGAATAGCGAAGGATATTGTAGGAGACTATGAACATGTAACTAGAGCGGTGGTTTTTACTAACAGAAACTGGGCGAAATTTGTTTCCGAGTTTGGCAATTTGGTTTCAGACAGGAACATAAAATGGATAGGTAGTGAAGATCAAAATTTAAGTATGCTAGAAAAAATTTATGATATAGAAAAAATACAAACTCCAATAAAACTCCCACAGATTAATGCTTGGGAACTGTATGATAAACTCAAAGATAAAGTAGATATGTTTGATGAAGGAGATCTGGTTTGTTTAAGTTGTGGTCCAGTTTCTAGAGTTTTAATTAAAGATTGGTTTAAACAAAGACCCGATATTACTTTTATGGGAGTAGGTTCAACCTTTGATCCTATGACAAGAAATGTTTGGCACGCTTGTCACAGAGGTTGGTTGAGAACAGGATTTAATGAAACCAAAAAATGTTCGGGGTGCAACTGATGAATAGAGAAATAGTAGGGTTCACAGCCGGTAATTTTGATTTATTGCATCCGGGGTATATCTACACCTTTGAAGAGGCAAAACGGCACTGTGATAAGTTCATTGTTTTTCTTCAAAAGGATCCTTCCACAGGTCGTCACACAAAATATAAGCCAGTCATATCATATTACGAAAGGTATAAGGTTCTAATGTCGATCAGATATATTGATGCGGTTTATATGTATCAAACCGAAGAAGAATTATATGATTTGATCAAATTCTTTAAGCCAGATATAAGAATCTTGGGCGAAGATTATATCGGCAAATCATTCACTGGCGATGATCTGCCCCCAAAGGTAATTTACACGACTAGATGCCATGAGTGGTCAACAACGAAACTCAAAGATCTAATTACTATTCAAACTATTAAACAGAACCCCGGAATCATAGACCAATGAATTTATTAATTACAGGATGCGCCGGATTTATTGGTAGTCATGTTACTGAAGAATTTATTAATTCTGGATACAAAGTAATAGGTGTTGATAAATTAACTTATGCAGGAAAAATAGAAAATTTAAATTCTGTAATTAATCACCCCAATTTTTCTTTGATGCAGTTGTGTATTAACACAACACCTGTATTGAAATTTTTAATAGAACAAAATAAAATTGATTGGGTTATTCATTTGGCAGCAGAAACGCATGTTGACAATTCAATAGAGTCTAGTGATGTTTTTATGAAAACAAATATTTTAGGAACTAAATCAATAATTGGCTGCTGCTATGCAACCGGAACTAAATTGCTTCATTTTTCTACTGATGAAGTTTATGGTCCAGCATACAACAAAACTTTCATAGAAAGAAGTAAACTCAACCCAACAAATCCTTATTCTGCGAGCAAAGCAGCAGCAGAACACTTAGTTACATCTTATGCGAATACATATGGATTAGGATATATCATAGTTCGTCCTTCAAATAATTTTGGACCCAGACAACACGATGAAAAGTTTTTACCCACAATTTTGAGGAAATTGAAGTTAGATGAAAAAATTCCTGTATATGGCGATGGTCAACAAGAACGAGAATGGATGTATGTAAAAGAGACTGCTAAGGCTACTCGGTTTATTTTAGAAAATTCTTCCATGAATGAAACATATAATGTTTCCTCTAAGTTTCATTTAAAAAATATTGAAGTGGTAGAAAGGGTATGTAAACTTATGGATAAGAATCTAGAGGAATGTATAGAATATGTTGAGGATAGACCGGGACATGATTTTAATTATTCAATTAATCCTAATAAGATGAATAAATTAGGATATAATGTACATAATGATTTTGATGGTTATGTTAAGGAATTGATAGTATGAGCAGAGGTGTGATATATTGTATGGATGGTAAGAATGAAAATACTGTTGGCAGTACTACAGAAGATTTTTTTTTAAAAGAAACTCTAATATCGGCAGAAAGTCTAAAGAAAAATAATCCAGAATTACCAGTGACAATTTTTTCTAATGTGCATCAAGACATCTTAAAAAAATCCTCATTCTTTGACAACATCCTACCTTGTACAGAAAAGAAAGGTAACAGGAAATTCATAAATAAGATAGCATCATGCATAAACAGCCCTTATGATGAAACTTTATTTTTAGATGGTGATACTCTTGTGTTGGTAAATTTCCAAGATGTTTTAACCTATGGATATGACAAACACAGTGATAGAGGAAATATATTTGACATCCTTAGAAATTTTGATATGGCTTTTTGTTTGGAAAGTTTGGGTTGTGCAAAGGCGATGAGTCATTTCAGTATTCCTGATACTTTTTCTAGATTCAACACTGGTGTTCTTTTGTGGAAAAATAACGAAACGACACAGAATTTATTCAGGGATTGGTTTGTAAATTATCGTGATTCTATAAATTTTGATCCTAGCAAAAATGATCAGTGGCAATTTAGAATGTCTATATGGAACAGTAGGGTTAGATTTTGCATTTTAGATCATGCATATAACCAAAGATTTTATACAGAAGCAGGTTCATGCGGTAATGGAGATCATGTTGTAAAGAAACCTTTTTATTATCATTATCCTAATGATTTTGATTTATTTTGGGAACATGTAAAAAGAATGAACAACACAAATCCGTTTAAAATTGTTCATGATAGATTGCTAATACACAATAAAGAAAAGTGGTGTGGTAGGAGAAATTATGAGAGGCGGATTTAAAATAATAAATCAATTTGAGGAAATGGTAGCAAAATATACAGGCTCTCCTTTTGCTGTCGCAACAGATAGTTGCACTAGTTCTTTATTTCTTTCCTGTGTTTATAATGAAGTAGATGAAGTTACAATTCCTTCGAACACATATGTTTCCGTACCAAATTCTATTATACATGCAGGAGGGAAAGTCATATTTGAGGATTTGGCATGGAGGGGAATATATCAATTAAAACCATATCCAATTTATGATGCTGCAAAGAGATTGACAAGCAAAATGTATATTCCAAAATCTTTCATGTGCCTTTCGTTTCATGCTAAAAAAATATTATCAATAGGAAGAGGTGGTATGATTTTAACAGATGATGAAAAAGCAGTTGAGTGGTTTAAAAGAGCAAGACATGACGGAAGAACCGAGGGGGTAAAATTAAACGAAGAACAATTTCGATCAATTGGCTGGAATTGTTACATGACACCAGAACAGGCTGCTAGGGGAATACAATTATTGTCTTTGCACCCAGAGAATAAAGAAGATCTTCCGATAGAAAATTATGGAGATTTGAGCAAGTTTAAATATGTATGGGAAAGGAAATAAAAAATGAGAGTAGGATTAATAATGCCTCCCAACGAAAGTGGGAGTAGATGGAAATCTTATGAGGTAAGAGAAGGTATTCCTTATTTGTATGGAACAAACGAACCATACACGGGAGGGTCACAAGACAGCGTAGATTCCCACATATTCAGAAATATATGGAATCGTCCTTTTATTGGAGATGGTTGTTTTATTAATCCATCTGAGGGATTTCCCGATGAAGATTTTGATGTTATATTTTTGGTGAATGAATCACAGAGCGATCCTTCAGACTTCGTGAACAGTATAAAAAGAAAGTATCCACTTCCTATTCTTATTGGGACTACTAAAGAGGCGATACCCGGATTGAAGAAAAACACAGGACAGGGTGTGCATGTGGGGTTAGGTTATCTTGGCAATTTTTATAAAATGTGTGATACTGCTGCTATACAATTTGATCAGACAGTTTGTGATAAGTTATCTGAGGAAATAGGAATGAAGATATATTCTCTTCCTATGAATTATAAAATAGAAGAAATTCGAAAAAAATATAAAACAGATTCACCACCATCAAGAAAGATACTAGCAGGAACAACAGATTGGGCAGACAGAGGATATGGAAAATGTTTAGAATTTTGTAATTACTTAGCAAATAAGTATGATTATACTGTGGTAGAAAATGTAGGAAATAGAAGTTGGGACGAGTGGCTAAAAATCATAGACGATGTTGACTTTGTTGTAAATACAGATACCCAACATAGATTAGGACAATTAACTATAGAATGTATTGCTTTGGGAACTCCCCATATAGGAGGATTGTCGGATACTGTTTTAAACATGATTCCAGAATGGGCAACAAATGATACTGAAAAATTAGAAGAAATATTTTTACATGTCAAAGACAATGGATATGAAAAATCTGAAGAACACTATAAAGAATTAGTCTCTAGATATAGTTTTCAGAGTGTAGAAAATCAACTCGCAGAAATATTGAAGGAAATATCATGAATGTATTAATTACTGGTGTAGCAGGACTTTTTGGAAGCAGGTTAGCAGATTTTCTTATAGAAAAAACTGAAAGTAATGTTATTGGTATAGATGATTTAAGCGGGGGTTATGAAACAAATGTAAACTCCAAGGTAAATTTCTTTAATATCGAATTGTCTTCAGAGGTAGATAAACTGAATGATATTTTTGAAAAGCATAAACCCGATTATGTTTATCATTTTGCTGCTTATGCTGCTGAAGGGCTAAGTCCCTTTATAAGAAATTTTAATTATACTAACAATTTAATATCAACTGCAAATATAGTTAATAATTGCATCATTCATGATGTTAAGCGTCTTGTTTTCGCTTCCAGTATAGCAGTTTATGGCGAAAATGAAACTCCATTTTTGGAGTCAATGGACAGGAAACCTATAGATCCGTATGGTGTAGCAAAAGCAGCATGTGAAATGGATATCGAGATCTCTGGAGAACAACACGGTTTGGATTGGTGTATTCTTCGTCCACATAATGTTTATGGGAAAAAACAGAATATATGGGACAGGTATAGGAATGTTTTAGGAATATGGATGTATAATTATTTAAATAATGAACCCCTTACTATTTTCGGGGACGGAGAACAAACAAGAGCATTCAGTCACATAGATGATTGTTTACTTCCTTTTTGGAAAGCAGCAACTGATGAAAGAGCAAGTAAACAAATAATAAATGTAGGTGGGCTAAAAGAATGTACTGTTAACAAAGCATGTGATATTTTAATTGATGTTATGGGTGGAGGAGAAAAACAATACTTAGAGGAAAGGCATGAAGTTAAACATGCTTTCTCCGATTATCAAAAGTCTGTTTCGATTTTGGATTATGAGGATACTACTTCCTTGAAAGAGGGAATACAAGATATGTGGGATTGGGCAAAATATCAACCTATGAGAGATCGTCCTGTGATGAATTACGAGATAGAAAAGGGAATGTATTCTTTTTGGAAGCAAGGTGATTAACATAGGTTCAAAAGAAAAACAAGACAGATTCGCTTATCTTTTATGTGGAAACCAAGGGGTATTCTTAGATTTAGGTTCTAGAGAGCCTTTTGTAGGAAATAATACAATTTTTCTTGAATCTCTTGGGTGGACAGGTTTTTTGTTTGAGATTGAACATGAATTTGTAGAGCAGTCTAAGGAAGAAAGAAAATCTCTTGCTTATTGTGTTGATGTGACTACGCCTGAATTTATTGAGACTTTAAAAAATGATGCAGGTGTGATCAACTTTGACTATATTTCAGTGGATGTTGATGATAGCGGACTTGATGCTCTTTCTAATCTTTTGGAAAATGGTTTTACCTTTAAGTGTATGACATTTGAACACGATTACCATAAAGATGGGGACATAATACGAAAACCCTCAAGAGAAATATTAGAGAGATATGGTTATGTTATGCTTTTTGAAGATGTAAACAATAATATGAATCATCCAAGCAGTTGGGAAGATTGGTGGATTAATCCTAAACAATTTCCAGATGTTTTACTAGATTATAAACTAAGCAATAAACACTATTCCATATGTATAATGAAACTGGAGGAATACAAAAATGATTAAGTTACTAACTGCTGGTGGATTAGGCGATGCGGCTATGTCTCTCGCAAAAATTCACGCAAAACCAGAATTAGTAGGTAATATTAGTGACATAGAAATTACGCATGTTCGGATGCGAGATGATTCTTTATACGAAACCATTTCTGAATTTTATTCCTCGCAAGGAATATCAAACAATGTTATTAAATTAGAAATAGATAAAAATCTCCCACACGGAAATAGAATTTCCAAAATGATTGAATGGAAAGTAAAGAATAGAAATTCTTTTTTATATTCTCTCGGCACTGGTTGGTATTCTGAAGAAGATCAGGATGAAGATTGTTGGGAAATAAATCCATTTCCTAATATAAAATATACAAAACGAAAAGATATACAAATAACAATAAATCCATCATCTGGAGGAACCAATGCAGTTAAGAAAGAATTTACTAATAAGGAAATAAAAAATTTTGTTGAAAAGTATCCAGAATCTATTATAATAGGTAGAGGAAAAAATAAAGAACTGGAGTCTATTGGCAATTCTTTATACAATAAAACATCAATGAAAGAATTGGTAGATATAATTGCTTCTTCTCAAATTGTTATTAGCCCAGAAGGGTTTGTCGCTTATTTCGGAGCAATGTGCGGGAAGAAAGTTTTGGTCAAGAATCAAAATTTACCTGCTATTAAGAAAAGAAGACACCCAGATTGGGATTTCTCTCTCATAGATTCAATGGATAATATTTCAATATGAGGTGACGGAGTATGAATACTGAAGAGGTTACATCAAAGAAGTGGATGGATGGAGGTGCATACACACATCAAGAACATGTGTATATGTCACATTTGGATAACCATCCCCACATTATGTCTTTGCTACGGAATGGTTTTGTTTTAGAAATCGGTCCCGGAACTGGTAAGTATGCTGAGATGTTGATTGATAAATTTAATCCACGGCAGTATACCATACTAGATTTAGCAAAAAATATAGGTGATTCTATGAAAAGGCTGTCCGGTCATAAATCAACAGAGTTAAGTTTTGTACACGCAGAAAATTATGTTGATTTGTTCGGGCTAAACTTTGATGTGTTAGTGTCTAATGTTGTCATCCCCGAAACGCCAAAAAAATATAGGGAAAATCTTCTTACCAATGTCATACCTAGTTGTAAAGCAAGTATGATCATATGTCAAATAAAAGAAGAGGACAGTGAAGGAAATGAACCAATGGAACTATTTTTCAGTGAGTTATACAACAAAGTTTATAATAAAGTAATTTTTGAACAGACTAGTTATAGAAATTGCTATTGCATGATTGGATACAATGAATAACTTTGGACTTTTCTTAACTGGATATAAGGGTCTTTGTTTTCTACAGCGGATAACATATGTTCCTAGTTTTGTTGTCACTTGTGACAACCAAGAGGGTTCTGATTGTTATGAAAAAATAATAAATTTCTGCACAGAAAATAACATTAAATGTTATGAACACAAAAAATTCGATGATGTTTTGGATTCAGTGGAAATGGTTTTTGTTGTTGGATGGCAGTTTTTAATTAAACAAAACTTAGATAAATTTATTGTTTTTCATGATTCGTATCTACCAGAAAGAAAAGGTTTTTGTCCTGTAGTTTCTTCGTTGCTAGATGAATCTGATTATGTTGGAGCATCTTGCTTTCACCCAACACAAGAACTCGACTCTGGATCTTTACTTTTCAGAAGAAAAAAGAAGATAAAATATCCAATAAAAATTAAAGATGCTTTTGATTATGTTGTGGAAATGTATGTTGAAATGTTTTACAATATTATAAATGACAATTCAACAAAACCAATAAGTATTGGGGATGATAAATTATCATATACTGTTTGGAGAGATGAAGAAGATTTTAGAATTAATTGGGAAAAAACATCGTCACATATCAAACAAAAAATATATTCTTTGGGATATCCATATAGAGGATCGACTTCTTTATATGATGGTAATTTAATATACATTCAGGATGCAGAAATTGTTCCAGAATTAAATATTTGTAATAGAGAAGATCATATTGGTAAAATTTGGGAAGTAGAAGATAATAATCCAATTATTATTTGTGGACAAGGAATGTTGAAAATATTAAAAGCAAACGAGTCAAACGGTGATGATGTAGTTTTCAATAAAATAAGAAAGAGATTCAAATGAATAAGTTGGCAGTGGTAACAAGATCAGATCCTAATATCGATAATATCTCTAAAGAGACACATCCACTTTTAGAAGAGTATGCAAAGAAATGTAACGCAGACTTTATAATCTTGAGTGGTGATCCTCCAGTATGGACACATGATCACAGACCTCATTATAGAATTATGGAAGGTTATAATTTACTACTAGAAGACTATGATCGTTTGTTGTTTCTAGACAGCGACATGATTGTTTTAAGATCTTGTCCAAATTTATTCGATATTGTTCCAGAAAATAAAATTGGTTCAATTTATGAAGATAAGGGTTCCAGAAAAGATGATAGACTTTCTAGAATAAAAAAAATACAAAGTCAATGGGGAGATGTTGGGTGGAGAGAAAAATATACCAATGCTGGAACTTTTTTGGTATCTAAGAAGCATAGAGATATTTTTCTCCCACACGAAGGAAAATATTGGATTGATTGGGGATCAGCAGATGTTCATCTATCGTACATGATTCATAAAAATAATTTTGAAGTGCATGAACTACCATTTCATTACAATCATATGACTATGTTTTCCGAGTCATGGAATGGGAATGCAAATAGATTTGATTCTTATATAATACATTATGGTGGTGCGGGGATTTTTGATCCCGGTATACATAATAGAGAACAGCAGATTAGACATGATAAACAAAAGTTATTTGAATCTATTTAAAATGAATTGAGAATTGTGATGAACTTAAATAAAAAAAAACCAGTTGCATTAATATCCCCAGTCATAGGCGAATTTGGATTTACTGTTTTTGACATTCAACAACGAGTCAGGGCATTTTTTAGAAAGTATCCAGATCATCATAAGGTTGTTATTGCATATCCCTCTCTTCACGAACTTTTTGAATTAGCAGATGAGATGATCGAACCCAATTTATCAATGGATTATTTACCCTGCGGTAGAGGTGCAGATCTTCAATATCATAATTCTGATTTCTATAAAATGATACACGAACATAGTTTGACTAAATATGATCCTGATGTTTATTTCAAGATAGAATATGAAAATATGATTGAAAGAGGAAGTGGACAAGGATACGATTTGCGATATTGCTTAGACGGGACAAAATTAAAAGAGTTAGGATGGGAAACTACAAAAACTCTAGAAGAACTTTTAGAGAAAACTGTCAATTGGACGATTAAAAACAAGGAATGGATTTAATGAATACTGCTGTGGTAACGCCAATTATAGGAGAGTTTGGGTGGACTTTATTTGAAGTACAAGATAAGGTTCGTTGGTTTTTCAAAAACACAACTTGTGAAAGAAAAGTCGTTATTGCACCACACTCATTACATTTTCTTTTTGACGAAGCAACTCATATCATAGAATTACCAGACAATATGAAAAATTCCAATTTACCAGAAGCATTGGGAAAACAATGTCAGCACAATTCTATTTCTTATTATGAAAGTTTGATAAAATGGACAGCGGAAACATTTAATCCTAAAGAGATATTAACAATTCCTTATAATATACCATGCAGCGAAAGGTGGGATTGGAAATCTGAACACAAAATGTTCAAATCATCATGCAGAGAATGGGAACCACATATTTGTGTTTCTGCAAGGGATGTTAAAGAAAGAGGCGAAGGAAAGAATTGGAGTCATAATAAATGGGATGCTTTGATTAAAAAGGTAAAGAAGAGGTGGAATCTCCCAATTATTTCTATTGGATTGCCTGGGGATACATATGTTCCCAAAGAAGCAGAATTTATAGAATGTGATACTAACGATTATTTAGAAACTGCTGTTAGTTGTATAAATAGTGCAACATTCTTTTTTTCTAGCAATTCAGGAACAACTCACCTATCTCTTCTTTCTGGATGTCCTACATTTTCTTGGGGAGATAGCGACAATTTAACAAAAAGAATGGAGAACGAAACCAATCCATTCAACATTGAATGTAAATGTTTGAACACGGGATGGGATCCTGATGTAAAAACAATTTTTAACGAATTAAAACTTTGGTATGAGGAAAAAATATGCAAGCAACAATTGGTATAATAGGTAATGGATTTGTCGGAAATGCGGTGGCTAAAGGATTACAAGATAAAGTAAGTGAAATCAGAATCTATGATATAGATAAAAATAAATCAACTCATAGTTATCTTGAAACTTTAATATCAGATTATATTTTTGTATGTTTACCCACTCCAATGAAGCACGAAGAAGGAGCAGAATGTAATATTTCTACTATTGAAAATTTCTTTGAAGATATTCCTAGCACAATTGAAGGGATAATTATTATCAAATCAACTGTTCCTATTGGAACGACTAAGAGATTACAAGATAAGTACCCGCATCTTAATATAATACACAATCCAGAATTTCTCACTGCTGCAAATGCAGAACAAGATTTTATTGAATCAGATAGGCATGTTGTTGGAGGCGATAACGAGATGCTAGTCGAGCAAGTTGAAAGATTTTATAAAGCATGTTTTCCCGAAACTCCGGTATATACCATGAAAACAAAAGAATCAGAAGCAGTTAAATATTTTGCTAATAGTTTTCTTGCCACAAAAGTTATGGTTTTTAACGAAATGAAAATGTTATGTGATAATATTTCAGATATAAATTATGACAGAATCCTTGAAGGTGTTGCATCGGATAGAAGAATTGGACATAGCCACACATATGTTCCTGGTCCAGATGGTAATTATGGATTTGGGGGAACTTGTTTTCCAAAAGATATAAATGCACTCATACATACTATGGAAGAATATGAAATAGATCCTTTAGTTTTGAAAGCCGTGTGGGAACAAAATAAAAATATTAGAAAAGAATGGGATTGGGCAGAAAATATTTCTGCGGTGATGGGTGAATAATATAATGATGACAAAAACCAAAAAAGTTAAAAAAGTACCAAAACCAACATCTGTAACTCTTTGTATGATAGTTAAGAACGAATCTCATATTATCAAAGAATGTTTAGAGTCTATGATTCCTTATATTGATCGTTATGATATTACCGATACTGGTTCGACGGACGGAACACCAGAACTTATAAAAGAATTTATGGACGAATATGGTGTTCCGGGTGAAGTTTATCTTTCTGATTGGAAGGGGTTTGGTGATAGTGCCAAAAATATTGGTTCTCGAACCGAAGCATTAAATAATGCAAAAGAAAAAGCAGATTATGCGTGGATGATTGATGCAGATGACTTCATGACTGGTAATTTTGAATATCCGTCAGAAATGAAAGAAGATGCATATAGCATTAGGTTGGGCAGAGAAGATTTTGTTTGGTGGAGAAATCAAATTTTTCGATTAGAATCGAATTGGCATTATGTTGGTATTCTTCATGAATATGCAGCATGTGAAAAAGAAAATCCTATTGTTGGAAGAATGGGCGGAGAATATAAAGTAACTGCAAGAACTTTGGGTGCTAGAAATGTAGGAATTTCAACGCAAGAAAAATATAAAAGAGATGCAGAAGAGTTAGAGGACGCACTCTATAATGAAAATTCTCCAAATTATGATCCTAATAATTCAAGATATGTATTTTATCTCGCACAAAGTTATTTTGATTCTCAACAATATGAAAAATCATTAGAATCATATGGAAAGCGTGCAGAAATGGGTGGTTGGGAAGAAGAAGTTTATTATTCTTTATATCGTGTTGCAATGATAACTGCTGTTTTAGATAAACCGTGGGAAGAAATACAACAGGCATTTCTTGATGCGTATGATTCTAGGCCAATTCGTGCAGAACCTTTATATCAAATAGCAAGATTATACCGTCAGGTTCACAATAAACCAAGATTGGGATACATTTTTGCTAAAATGGCTATGGAAATTCAATATCCTCAACAAGACATTTTGTTTATCAGCGATGAAGTTTATAAATATCAATTATTGGATGAGATTGGTGCAACAGCATGGGCTGCCGGAAAGCCCCATGTCGGATATGCAGCATGTAAAAGATTGATTGAAGAAAATCTTGTTCCCGATAATGAACGGGAAAGAATATCCAACAATTTGAAGCAATATGAACAATTACTTTCACAAATGCATTCTGAGCAAGCACAAAATCATGTTGCTCAAAGAATGGCAGAAAAGACGGCACAAGAAAAAGAAAAGAAGAAAAATAAAGAAAAAAGAAAAAATAGAACAAAAGGAAGCACAAAAACATCATCTCCTAAAAACAGAAAGAAGCGAAAGAATAAATAATAATAAAGGGAGGTTGCAATATGCCTGCTAGATACGACATAAATGCATACCAAGGAGATACTTTTACTTTTCATGTTCAGTATCAGGACGAGAATGGTAATGCTATAAGTTTGCCGTCTGATACTTATTCTTCTACTATGCAAGTTAGAAGATCTGTAGATGCTACTAATATTCTTTTACATTTAACTTCTAGTCCTTATGGAGCAACTGCGGGATGTACTGCTGGTATTAGTGGTGGGAGTTTTACTGGCGCAACAGCATATGCCAATTGTACTGGTGGTATCGTTCTGAATAGAACTATAGGAAATACTGGTGGTTTAACAGGAGGGGTCTATGTATTTGCTGGTGCTACTGCTATGGGTTATGTCCCTTTTGGGAATCATTTATATGATTTAGAAATAACAGCAACAGGAGAATCTACTCGATTAATTGAAGGAAGATTTGATTGTGTTGGTGAAATTACGAGATGAAAATAAAAATAACTAAAACCAATTTAAAAGCAAAAACTCCAAGAAAATACCGAGTAGGTATGAACACGGTTTTAAGTGTTGTTGTTAAGAAGAAGCAAGATACTAGAATTATATTTGCAGGATAAATATGGCTCTGAACTTTGATGATTTTTTGAAAAAGAACATAACCTCATTAGAACCAAAAAAAGACTCATCGAACATACTGAGTGGTTTTAATGGTATGGGGGATAAATTTGTTTTAATAAAACCCATTAATAATATGTTCGAAGCAGGACATATATTCACAATAACAGATGGAAAAGAAAATGCTGATATTATTTCTTTTGGAAATGGTATTGGTGAGGTTTTTCTTTTAGATGAAGAAAATAAATTATTTTGTTTTCGGGGTTCTGTTTCAACCATAAAAGAAAATTTTAACAAATTAGAAGAAACCAAAACTTCATCAGAAAAACCAAAAACAGAAGTAACAAAAGAAGTAGTAGAAATTAGAGAAGTTCGGGTATCGGGTCCGAAAGGTGAACAGGGAATTAGGGGTGATAAAGGAGAACCCGGTTCTCCCGGAATGTTAGGACAAAAAGGAGATGAGGGAAAGCAAGGACTTCAAGGTGAACAAGGACTTCAAGGTGAACAAGGACTTCAAGGTGAGAAGGGTGAACAAGGACTTCAAGGTGAACAGGGACTTCTGGGTGAACAAGGACTTCAAGGTGAACAAGGACTTCAAGGTGAGAAGGGCGATGGGGGGGATAAAGGTGAACAAGGACTTCAAGGTGAGAAGGGCGAACAAGGACTTCAAGGTAAACAAGGAATTCAAGGTGAGAAGGGTGAACAAGGACTTCGAGGTGAGAAGGGCGAACAAGGACTTCAAGGTAAACAAGGACTTCGGGGCGAGAAGGGAGATAGGGGGGATAAAGGGGATAGGGGTGCAGAAGGAAAACGGGGCGAAAAAGGAAGTACAGGCATCGAAGGGAAGCAAGGGCTAAAAGGAGATAAAGGGGATAGGGGAGAAGATGTTTTTGAAAACACTGACTTCCAATTTCCTTTAAGATTTGATAAAAATAAAAATAGGGTTTTCGTAGATACAAAAACATTAGAAGGATTAGTATCAGTTCCAGCAGGACAGAACGGACCAGATTGGCCTGCGATGCATGATTGGTTAGCAGCAGCGGGTGGTGCTGTTGGAATTTATGATGAAGGAAATTTAGTATTAAAATCTGTCAATGATATTAATTTCAAAGGAAGTGGTGTTTCCCTTGTCAGAAAAGGAAAAAATATTGAATTAACATTCACAGACACAGGAACATTTACTGAATCATCTTCTGCGCCTTCTAGTCCATCTAACGGTGATAGATGGTATGATACAACCATTGGCAAATTATATACATATGTTACTTCTGAATCTGCGTGGATCGAATTTTCATAAA